GAACCTTGTCCTGTTAGGATAAGTCCTTCAGCAGAAGTGTAGCCTATAGCAGCGTTGTCCCCTGCAGCAGTATCTGCACTAGGTTCAAACGTGGTTGCAGCCATCATTAGGTTACAAGTCAGGCTTGTATCAGCAGCGTGTGTGAGTGTGACATCGCTATCCGCACCAAACTTTAGTACGGCACTGTCTGACAACAACATGACATCATCGCCAAACACAGCATCCTTAACGACAGACAAACCACCGTCAGTCTGTAAGGAACCGTCAGTTGTGCTTGTTGCCTCAGTCGCATCATCTGTCTTCAGGATACCACTAAATGTTCCTGTTGTTGCGGAAAGGGTGCTTGCGCCTACGATTGTACCACTAACATCCAAGTTACCGTTTACGTCAATCAGGGTTGAGTTTAACTCAATCTCATCATCAGCGTTTATATCCAAGTCACCATCAGCCGGAGAGCCAATGTTAATTGCAGAGTCACGGAACTGAACTACCATTGCTGCGTTGAGTAACAACCCGGTGTCAGCAACGTGGGTCAGGGTTACATCTTGGTCGTTACCAAATTGCACGGTACCTGCATCCGCAAGGAACAGGTCGCTGAACTCCTTAGATGCAGAACCCAGAGTAGTGCCATCCGCGCTAACAGGAAGGATAGATGTTCCAAAAGTACCCGTATTGATTACGGGGCTGGTGAGTGTCTTGTTTGTTAGTGTGTCTGCTGATACGAGGGAAACAAGGGTTGAATCTGCACCAGCAGGAAGAGTTAGTACGTTTGTAACACTTTGGTCATGGGCTTGTGCCTTAACTATTTGACCGTGTGAGTTTGATTCACAATTAAATTGAATCGACCCCGGATTCGTATTACCCTTGACCGTTACATGACCTGTTCCGTTTGGTGCAAGTTCAAGGTCAGCATTGGATGTCGTAACGATATCCGCACCGTTCATGTCGAGGTTGCCGCCCAATTGCGGAGTCGTGTCCTCAACTACGTTTGATATTGCACTTGATGTTGCAAGACCTGAAACTATTGTGCTACGAGTTATCTTTTTTAGTCCACCACCTGATGTATCTACAGCAAGAAATACATCATCACCTGCAACCGTAGATATTTCAGAAAGGTCACCAACTGCCTTTTCTTCATAGCTAGTACCATCTGCAACAAGTATCTTACTTGCTGTGTTATCCGGCATACGGAGTTGTGCGCCAAGAGTAAGATTACCCGACAGTTCTGCAGCACCGTTTATATCAATTGTTGTGGCGTTAATTTCTATTTCAGTGTCAGACACAAGGTCGAGAACACCGTCGGCTGACTGATGTATGTAAGTTCCACTGTCACCAAACTGTAGCTGTCGGGTTGAGTTCAGAAGAATGCCTGTGTCAGCAACGTGGGTGAGAGTCGTGTCTTGGTCTGCGCCTAAATTGATTACGGCTGCATCAGCAAGAAACAAATCGCTGAACTCTAGGGATGATGTACCCAATGCGGCACCGTCACTTGCATCAGGAACAAATGCTGTACCCGCTGATATGGTGCTGGCTCCAACAACGGTTCCGCTAACATCTAAATTACCGTTTACATCTATGGTTGTTGCTGCAATCTGCACCTCTGTATCAGCTACAATGTCCAGTTGTCCATCTGTGCTAGAGTTCAAATATATTGCAGTATCGCGGAATTGTAATTTTTCTGTGGTGGACATGAGTATGTCGTCAGAGAATTGAAAGTAATCCTCATCTTCCATCCATGTAAGAACGCCATCACTGGTGTTAGCATCAAAAGTAATTGCAATGTCAGTGTCTGCACCTGTTCCAAGAGTGATGCTGTTACTTGCCAAAGCAGAGATAGGTCCCCCCTCTCCGGCAGTCCCATCGTGCGTGTGGCCCGTGCTTGCAGCGAATGCCGCAAGTAATTGGTTAAACTCGTCGTTGGTATCTGCAGCGGAGATTGTATCGCCGTCAGCATACGTGGACTGTCGTGTATAGGTTGCGCCCATTTACCTTCTTGCTCCCACTTGAAATTCTAATTGAAACCCTTTTAATGTGTATGGGGCAGTAGCGGTTGCCCCGTCTTCTACTCGTAGTGCTACAGCAAATCCTGAACCCTCTACTGCTTTACGAACAATAGGTTGTGAAGGTCCACCGTATACGGCGTTTCCATAAGTTGAACTACCATACGTACCTGCAACATTTGTACTGTCTAATGGGTATGCGGCTGGTCGAGTAGATTGACTTGACTCATAGTCATATCTTACAAACAAATCTGCGTCTAGAGTTGACTCTGGTGCGTAGTTGATATTAACCCTTTGCATGTGTTTGCGAACTCCGGGGTCACCCATGCTCAAGTCAGGACTTCTGTACTTGGCATTAATTAAAGCACCATCAAATGTATTGCCTCGTTCCTGTCTGTATATATATCCATCGAAGCCACCGTGTATAGCTATTACGTCCCCCGTTTCAACCACCGTGTCTGCACATGCAGGACGAATACCCTTCATAGTCGAAAACTCAAATGCCTGTCCCTTCATCACACAGATAGCCCCTAGTGAAGATGTCTGGGCCTGTCCTTCTTTTGAAAAGAAAATACGGTACTGTGTCTTGTCTGGTATGACTAGGGAAACAAACGCTTCCGCATTAGTCAGATTATCCCTAAACAACTGTTGAACATTGGTACTTATAGTACCCAACTCAACGTCACCAATACGGGCTGTACCAGCAACAGTACGCAAGCCATCTGGCCCCAAGAACACCAAGTCACCCGCAAATTCCAAGATGGTAAAACCGTTTACACATCCAATGTTTCTAGTAACAGGAACAATTGCAAAGTCGCTGAGCGAACTACCGCCCAACTTAAATATCCTGTTTTCACAAAAGATAAACAAATCACCCCGGAAAGCTTTCAACCCAACAATCGTATCGTCAACTTTGATACTTCCGGCACCGTCTGAAGAAGTAAACCCATCCTCATCAAATGGTTCACTAAAAACTATTTCTTGGGGTGTAGCAGACATGCCAGAGTAGAACATGTGGTTTTTAAAAGCAGCAACGTGTTTTGCACCAGCTACGGCACTGTTACTTACATCTGTTGTAGAAAGAGACGTATTGAATATTGTGGGAGCATTGGTCTGGTCAACGACTATAATTTTTTCGTTGCCGTCAAAGTTGTACCGTTCAAAATTATAACGGGCTGCGTTTGTTCTACCTGTATCCCTTACGGTCCAAGTTTCAGAAACAACATCATTGACTGCATGTGCTGCAGCAGTAGTGCTGCTTGTTGCTCTTGTTACTCCCGTCAGAGTAAGTGCAGTCTTTCCTGTGTAGGTAAATATTTCAGAGTTTATTTGGACAGTTCCACTGGAACTAAAGCCGTCAGTGCTGTCAAGATTTAGTGTTCCAGCCCCTGTCATGGCTGTGGTTGAAGCAATGCCCTGTGATAACTCGCTGGATGCGGAACTAAATATCTTTTCGCCCCGTGCCGCCAGTACAAAGTTGTTGAACTGCGTGGACATTAAAACAGCTTCACCAGACGAACTTGTTTCAGGAACAATCTGATTTACAAAGGGGCGAAACCCCAACATTCTTTTATAGCCACCACCAACGTCAGGTTCAAAGTTTTCTAACTCAAGAGCTTGTCCCGGCTGCATAATAAAGGTAGACCTGTTTAGCACCAAGCCACCCTCGCAGTTAAAAGAAAGGGGGCTAACCCCTTGTAGTTCTAAATCCGGCATATTAAACTGCTCTCATATAGTCTTTTCTATTTAGTAATTCTACTTTCATTCGCTTTAAACCATCCTCATATTCTTTCAATGCAAATTGTGCAGTCTGGGTATCAGAACGGAACATGTAAGTGTAATACTTTGCACGAGCGTTGATCACAGGTTCAAACCGTTCAGGTATGATAGATTCATCTGTTGCTGCAGAAAGAGCGGTAGCAGTAACATAGTAATCAAAAGATAAACTACGATTACTGTTTTTAGGAATAGGTGTTAAACCTATCTCTTCATTGTATGTTGTGTATACATATTCTGGATCACCAAACTTATCTACGTCTGCACGGGAGTCTCGTTCCCTAAATCTTTCGGTGTATTCTTCATACGATAAATACTTCAATGAGATTGGAGTTAAGTTTTCAGTTAGCTCAACTAACTTTACAAACGCTGCACTACCCGCTGCTTCAGTAAAGCTAACAAAGTGTGAGGTTGCTGTTGCTGTAAATGTTGTTTCAGTCAACAACACTTCGTTAGCGTTGCTGATTGTAAGCGTAGAAGATGTAGTTTGTGAACCACCTGAACTAGTGCCTATTTCTAAAGTAAGAGTCGCACCACTTGTCTGCGTTAAAACTGTATAAGACCGGCCTACAATCAAGTCATCTACCTGTTGGGTTGCTTCTGCACTGGTAAGCAATAATGTGTTGCCAAACTTAGAACTTGCTGCAGGAGAACCACTTACAGTAGTCCAGCCTGTTATACTAGCAGCCCCTGAAATTTCATAAGTGCCATTAGTTATGTAGTTCTTAGGCTTCAATATCATGTTGTCGTAGTCTACGTACTTTAACGTAGAGGCAATTGAAGCATAACTATACAGTTGCTTACCTGCAATAACATCAACCTCTCCCGTTGCATGAGTAAAAGGCCAATTTAATTCTGAATTAAGTATGTCAGAAATTGCACGATTTATATAATCTTTTACGGTTGTCTGTACGCCACGAGAAGCAGTGAATGTAGAACTGGTTAGTTCAACCTCGTTCATATCCCGAAGAACGTTGTTTACTAATACGATATAGTCACTAGCCATTTACTTTGCTCTTCTTCTGTTTTAGTTTGTATTGCTTGACCCCGCCTGACAAGGTGCGTATAAACTTTAAATCTTCTTTTTTATATATGGAAAGAAACTTTGTTTTTCTTAAATGCACGGGCTTTAAGAACTGATGACGTATCACTTCTTATTCCAGTTTAAAACTGTACGATGTTTTTTCCAAAACCAGTTGCCGATACAAGTAAAGGGCTTACCTATCGAAAGTAAAGCCCAGCCTAATCGCCTAATCAAAAAGGGACGGATACCTATCATCAGTGAGATCATCCAAAGCTTCAAGCTTACTATTCGCTTCTTCCCAACTTCCAAGAGCTTTATCCATTTCTGCAAGAAGGTCTGGATGTTCCCCAATAGCTGTTGGATTTTGGAAGTAATTTGTGAGAGTATATGTTGCACTTTTTTTCTGTGCCTCGTATCTATGACGCAGTGCGTCTATTGCAAGTTGTTTCATGGTATTCCCTTCAAAAGTATTATATACGAATTTTGAAGTTTAGTCAAGAATTTAATTGACAATCCCGGATGCAGTAGAAATCATCAAAGCTATAAAGAGTCCAAAACCGACTGCAATAACCATTGCTATCACAATTCCTACCTTGATGTTTTCCATGATTTCTTCTTGTCGTAGGATTTCTGCTCTTCTTGCGGCGGCTGCAGCTTCTTTTGCGGCTTGGATGCGCTTCGCTCTTTCAGCTACTATGCCCTTCCAAGTTCCCGGACCAAACCTCATGTCAACCATTGTGGCTACTTCTTGGAGTTTTTCTGCAGCAATACGGGCATCAATCACTTCTCGTGCAACAGTATCTACACCAAACTGGTCCCCTAGACCTACACTACCCGCCTTTTTGTTACGGGTTTGCTGTACCTGCTTTTCGCCCTCAAACAGATTATCTATGTAACCTGCTATGTCTCCAATGTCGTTGGCGGTTCCTATTGCAGATTTGATACCGTCTACAGCACTCTTTACGAGGGCTATACCTGCAAGTGTTTCTGCAATCATTAGGTTACTTTCGTTTTGGTTGTGGTTTGCAAATTGCGGTTATTCTTGACCTGCCCCCTTCTGGTAATGGAACAGGGCGTTGGCTAGACAATCTGTGAGCAAAGTAAAGACACCTGTCCATGTCTTCAAACACTTGAGTTTTACTTATTAACTGAGAGTTCAGATATACGAATAGAACAAACTCAATCATCAGGCTGCTTCCATCCACCGATTCCATTCTGCATAGTAGTGGCGCATACCAACTTCATCGTGGATAGTGCCGTTCTCGTGCCGCCCGTGTAAAATATTACGGGGTTCAGTCCCCTCACGCATTGTCGTACCCTGACCAGCTACACCTATGAGGTCTTCGTGCAGGTTACGCCCGAATGGACCCCAAATAGAATTGTGATGTTTGATACGAGTCGCCCGTTCCTTTGGGGTATCTTTTTTAAGACCATAGCCACGAAACTCAATAAGAACCTTGTTTGGCCCAAGAGGTGTAACGCTATCACTTCGGTAAGCACTACCGCGCAGGTTAAAATTAAATCCGGGGAACAGGTCAACCATGTACCATTGATTGGGTGGCAGGTTAGGGAAACTAAGCTCTCCTCTATCCTCAAAGCCATCGTATTCTTCGTAGTTAACGGTGAAGCTGCTAACATTAACATGTCCGTTATCAAATGGTATGTTTTTTCTAGCAAAGTACTCATCGTTAAACCCTGACACACGATTAAAGTAGTGCATGAAATCGTGGTAGAACTCGCTGTTGGTATCGTGCCACAGCTTGTAGTTTGTATCTATTATCGCTTTGTGGTAGTGAAAGACTTCCATCTCTTCAGTGTCGATAGCATC